ATGACTTTATGAAAGCTGTTAGAGATGATACAGATTGGAATCTACTTGACCCCAATGATAAGTCTGTTAGAGAAACACTCAAAGCTCGTAAGATATGGGAAACAATATTAGAAACAAGATTTAGAACTGGTGAGCCTTATCTTAATTTTATTGATACTGCAAATCGTTATTTACCAGAATCAATGAAAGAAAAAGGACTTAAAATTCATGGCTCAAATTTATGTAATGAAATACATTTACCTACAAACGAAGAAAGAACAGCAGTTTGTTGCTTATCATCACTTAATTTAGAAAAGTATGATGAATGGAAAGATACACGAATTGTGCAAGACTTAATTCGTTTCTTGGATAATGTGTTACAATTTTTTATTGGACACGCACCAGACACAGTAAAGCGTGCAAAATACTCTGCAATACAAGAAAGAAGTCTTGGATTGGGTGCAATGGGTTTACACTCTTACTACCAAAAACATCGTATTGCGTTTGATTCTGATGCAGCTGCAATTTTAAACACAGAAATATTTGCAAAGATTAAAAGAGATGCAGTAGAAGAAACAGAGATACTTGCAAAAGAGCGTGGTGAAGCACCAGATATGAAAGGAACTGGTAGAAGAAATGCACATTTACTTGCTATTGCTCCAAATGCAAATAGTTCAATGATTGTAAGTTGTTCTCCATCAATTGAGCCACACAAAGCAAACGCATACACGCATAGAACAAGAGCTGGTTCACATTTAATTAAGAACAAGTACCTTGAAGAAGAATTAATTAAAGTCAACATGAATACACCAGAAGTTTGGACTTCAATTATTACAAATGGTGGCTCTGTTCAGCAATTAGAATTTTTAGATAATGAAGTTAAAGAAGTATTTAAAACTGCTATAGAAATTAATCAGAAAGTTTTAGTAGAGCAAGGTGGAGATAGACAGAAGTTTTTATGTCAAGGACAATCACTTAATCTTTTCTTTCCAGCTGGTGCAACAAAAAGTTATTTACATAAAGTTCACATGAGAGCATGGGAAACAGAGTGCAAGGGATTATATTATTTAAGAACTGAAACATCTCAGCGTGCCGAGAATGTTGCAGAAAAAGTAGAGTTAGATAAATTAGTAGATTATAAAAACACAGAAGAAGATGACTGTGTTGCTTGTCAAGGATAGGGGAAAAAATGGAAGTACAAATTTATACAAAAACAGATTGCCCATTTTGTGTAGAAGCAAAAAAATGGTTTAACGAACACATTATAGATTACAATGAGCATTGTATGGACGATGAAGAAGAACGCCTTGCGTTTTATCAAAGAATTAATAATGTGCAAGAACAATTAGGTGCAAAAGAAAAAGTTGGAAGTGTTCCACAAATTTTTATTGATGGAGAAAGAGTTGGTGGATATAACGAATTAATTAAACAGCAAGAAAAAATTCTTAAAAAAAGAGGCGGTGGACTTTTTCAAACATCACAAACCTATAAACCATTTTACTATCCATTTGCAGTAGAACTAACAACAAGACATGAGAAAGCTCATTGGATTGAAGATGAGATTGATTTATCAGAAGATGTAACTGATTGGAAAAGTAATAAAATGACTGAAGTAGAAAAAGATTATATAACAAATATTCTAAGATTATTTACACAGTCAGATGTTGCAGTTGGGCAAAACTATTACGATCAGTTTATTCCTAAATTTAAAAATAATGAAGTTCGTAATATGATGGGCTCATTCGCATCAAGAGAAGGTGTTCATCAAAGAGCATATGCACTTTTAAATGACACTCTTGGTTTACCAGATGAGGAGTATCACGCATTTTTAGAATACAAAGAAATGGCAGACAAAATTGAATATATGCAAAAGTCAGATGTAACAACTCATAGAGGACTCGCACTTGCACTTGCAAAATCTGTATTTAATGAGGGTGTAGCTTTATTTGCATCGTTTGTGATGTTACTTAACTTTCAAAGATATGGAAAGATGAAAGGAATGGGTAAAGTTGTAGAATGGTCTATTCGTGATGAATCTATGCATGTTGAGGGTAATTCTAAACTGTTTAGAACATTTTGCTCAGAGCACCCTAAACTTATCAATGATGATTTCAAATTAGAGATATATCAGATGGCTCGTGATGTTGTTAAGCTTGAAGATAAGTTTATTGACCTTGCATATAAAATGGGTAACATTGAAGGCCTTGAATCTGAGGAAGTTAAAAAATATATTAGATATATAACGGACAGAAGATTGCTTCAATTAGGTTTAAAAACTAACTTTAAGGTAAAAGAGAATCCTTTACCATGGCTAGAATGGGTATTGAATGGTGCAGATCATACTAATTTCTTTGAGAATCGTGTAACAGAATATGAAGTTGCTGGTTTAACTGGAAGTTGGGAAGATGCGTATCAAAGGATGCAATGAAAATAATATTTTATTGCTCACATTGTGAGGCAGATTATATTATTAAGCATGATTTAGAAGAACCATATATAATACAATATTGTCCGTTTTGTGGCGAACAGATTGATGAAGAAAATACTGATGAGATAGAAGATGAAGACCCAATCAGCTAAAGCAAAAGGTCGTAGATTACAGCAATGGTTTCGTGATTTATTGATAGAAAAGTTAAATATTCACCCAGAGGATATTGAAAGTCGCTCAATGGGAGCTGGTGGTGAGGATTTAATTATGGCTAGAGCTGCAAGAGAAAAATTCCCATATTCAGTAGAATGTAAAAATCAAGAGAAAATTAATGTATGGGAATCTTACAATCAAGCACAACAAAATTCAAAAGGCCATGAGCCAGTAGTTATTCTCAAAAGGAACAATTCAAAGCCACTTGCACTTGTAGATGCAGAATATTTTGTAAAATTACATGATTCTGTATCTAAGTAGTTGATTTTAAAAGAATCTTTTTTTGTACAATCTATTGACAAATGACAATTGTTTTGATAACATATAGTTAATGGTTAACAATTTGAAAGGAAATGATATGTTTGATTTAGGGAACTACGAGTCAAATACCACAGAAAGATCTTTATTTAAGGGTATTCCAATTGATTACCTAGATTATATAAAGTCTTGCCTTGCAAAATCAACTGCAATAACTGGTAGGAAGTATAGAATCCGTTTTAGAGGCCCTAGATATGACGCATTTGCATCAAATTGTTTAAAGAGAGATGCAAAAACATTTGCAATTTATAGAAAATAACATAAGGAGATTATATGGGTGCATTTTCAGATATGGACATTGAGTTACAGAATTGTGAAACAAGTGCTGAAGCTCATACTTTGATACAAAGTTGGGGTATAGAAAGAAGAAGTGATTTCTATTCTAAATGTTTTCAACATTGGTATAAATCTAAGTATGATTTTAAAGATTTGTCATCAGAACCTAAAGACAGACATTTTGAATCATTGAGAGGTAACATTTAATGAGTCCAATAGAATTAACACTATTTACCCTTTTATGCACATTTTGTGCGTATCTTTGGGGTAGATATGAAAATAGAATCTCAAGTGAGAAAATATCAGAGGCAACAATAGATATTCTTATTAAAGAGGGTTATGTTCAAATTGATAAAGATAGAAACTTAATAAAGGTTAATGATGAAATGGTTGATAGCAATAGTTCTTTTGATAAGGACAGTTGATTTACAATCTTGTGAATATAAAAGTGATGATGAAATAATATTTCAAGGTAGTATTGAATCAGTAAGAATAGTTAAACAAACAGTTTTTCCATACATTGAAGATACGAGAAAATGTAGAATTAAGATAGATGCTCGTATTAAAAGAAAATGGTATCCCTCATCTGGCGAATATGTATTTGGCCCAGATATGTCAGAAACAGAAGCTTGCTCTAAAGCAGAAAATCGTGCAAAATTAAGTATTATGCGAGAAGTGATACCTGAAACTCTTAAAAGTAAGAGAGAACTAAATTGTTCTAAAAAGGACTTGACAAAATCTAAAAGTTCATGTACAATTGCGTATATGGATGTCTTGATTCGTGGTCAGGGTAAACAAAAACTTAAAATGGAGATGTGCAAGTAATGATTAAATTTATTATGGGTATGGCAGTAGGTTTTCTACTATACGATATGGGGCCAGAGTTAAAAAGTTACATTATTAATTCTGGTAGTGTTGATGTTGCAATTGAAAAATTAGAGGATATTAAAAATGAAAGCAATTAGTATATTATTATTAGGTGTGGTTGGTTTAGTTGGTTGTGCAAATAAACCACCAATTGATGTGAAAAGTGTAGATTATAAAACTAAAAAGGTTGAAACTGCAATAAGTCAGATTCCTAAATGGTTTTTAGAAATACCAAAAGATGAAGAAAATGTTTACTCTACTGGAACTGGTGTTGCACCAGATTTACAACTTGCAGTAGACATTGCAACTATGAACGCAAAGACTACTCTTGCAGATAGAATCAATGGTAAACTTGATGCAATGATGAAAACATTTATTGCAAAAGTTGGTCAAGACGATTTAGATAGTGAAGTTTTAACAGAGGTAGAAAAAGTTGCGAAAAATTTGATTGCAGAAGTTGATGTTGCTGGTTACACGCCAACAAATGTTGAAGTTTTTGCATCAGGAACACAATTTCGTGCATTTATTTTATTAACATATTCTGAAAAAGAAGCTCGTAAAGTTATAGTAAATAGATTAAGAAAGAATAATCTTGCATATTCTAAACTTAAAGCGACTGATGCTTGGAAAGAATTAGAGGAAGAAATTGAAGAAAATAAAAGAGAAATCCAAGAAAGTGCAAAACTTGAGCAAACTTAATCCAGTTGCAAAGTTTGGTTGGTTGTTTAATAAGTGTGGTGTCTTTCAAGACAAAACAAAAAAAATTGAAAGACATCGTAAACATAAAAATTATTTAGTGGAGTAGACATGAGAATTATTTTAGTTATGATGTTAGTTTTATTAACTGGTTGTGCTGGGTTAGGTGGATTTGCACCGAGTGGAGTTAGAGATTATAGTTGTGAGCCAATGTGCAACTCTGGTGATTTCTATATTCCAGGCAAGGGACATTGGGCACCAAAAAAACAAATGCTTAAAGCAGACTATGGTGCGATAGGTGGTTCTGCAATCGCAGCCGCAATTGCAACATCTACCGATGACCCTTTAATTGTTGCGACTGCAGCTGTTGTTGGTTTAGTGGTTGGACATGGTGTTGGTAATACTTTAGATAAGATAGACCAAATTCATGCGACTATGGTTTTGAGAGATTCACTAAATTATAATCGTGATGGACAAAGTTCTACTTGGTATCACCCAACAAAAAATATGGTAGTAAATGCAATGCCAACTGTTACTAATGGAGATTGTAGAGAATTTGTAACAGATGTTCAAGTAGATAAAAACATTAAACAAATGCGTGGAACTGCATGTTTAGATAATAATGAGTGGAAACTCAAGGAGATATATTAGTGGGAAGAAAGTATAAAAAGGCAAAACAATCTTTTGATAAAAGAATAGAAGTTATTAATGGTGATATAAATCGTGCATTAAGAAACTTGAAAAAGAAAGTTCAAAATGGTGGTATCTTAAATGATTTGAGAAAAAAAGAATTTTATCAATCAAGAGGTACTAAAGTTAGATTGCAGAAGGCTGCTGGTAAAAGAAGATGGTTAAAAAAACAAGCAGATATGATACCACAAAAGAGGTTCTAAAATTATGTCTAAAAGAAAAATGACACCAGAGCAAAGAGAAGCAGCTGTGGAAAGACTTAGAATCGCAAGAGAAAAACGATTAAAAGAAAATCCACCAGAGTATAAAAACATACACTCAAAAGTAAAAAATTTACCTGATGATGATACTTTCTCACTTAAAAATGTTCGTAAGTGGATTAAAACACAAAGAGAATTACTTTTATCTGCAAAAAGTGATGCAAGAAATAATATAAAAGGTGCAGAATCAAAAATAATGGATATACAAGGTTATATTCGTCATTGTGAAGATTATATTAAATATGGAGATTGGATTGATATGAGGTGTGGCGAGTATCAAGAAAAGAAAGTAACTTTTAAATGTACCTCTATGGCATATGATGCAGCTGGAAATCCAAAAAGAGTTGTAGGAATTTGGTATCCTGATATTGCGTGTGAGTGGACAAGAGAAATGGACGATGAAGAAAGAAATAGAAAATAATGTTGTTGTAGGGCCGTGGAAAAAATCTTCAAAAACTCCACCAAAATTGAGTGAAGAAGAAATTAAGAAACGAAAACTTGAAGAACTAAAAAACAACATTATGCAAATAGAAAAACTCACAGAGAATATTGTTTTACAAATGATTCATACTTTAAAAGAAAATAATTTTGATTTAAGCTCTACAAATTTTATTAAAGATGTTGCATTTGTAAATGAGTCTATTAAAGGTTTAATTAATAGGCAGTATGGTTATGAAAATATTATGATTGATTTAATGGATAAATTAATTCAAATGAAAAAAAAAGATGGTAAGTATTACACAACATTTAGAGGTGATATACTTAAAAAAATTGTAGAGGATTCGTAATGGATAATAAAATTAAATTTCACGAACCATTTAGCCCCATCATTATGGAATCTAAAGTTCCAGATAAATTTTTAAATTTAATTAATGGTGTTGGTGACGAAGTTTTAAATGATGAAGTAAAATCAAGAGAATGGGATTGGTCTGGGCAACTTGTAGGTAAAGTTCATAAAGAAGTTAGAATACCAATAACAAATAAAGAAGATAGTGCGTATTGTTTAGATGTTATTAGAAAAGGTTGTTTACAATATTTAAACAATAATATTAAAAGAAATAAAGCTCACATAGATTTATTTACTTTACATAGTGAAACTCATAAGTTTAAGCATGGTGACTTGACAGAGCAAAATATTCGTATAGACCAAACTTGGATTGTAAGTCAATATAAAGGTGAATACAATCCATGGCATAAACACTCTGGGCATTTATCTGGTGTGATATATTTAAAAATACCAAAAGATATGGATAAACATTTTGAAAAAGAAATGGAAGACCATTATCCAGTAAGTGGTATGATACAGTTCACATATGGTGAATCTGCAAATTTAAGAAATGATACTTTGACATTTAAGCCAGAGGTTGGACAGTTTTTAATTTTTCCATCATGGTTAAAACATTCAGTATATCCTTTTTATTGTGATGGTGAAAGAAGAAGTATGAGTTTTAATGTTTATTATAAAACAGTAGGATAAGAAAATGATTATTATTGATATGAATCAAATTGCACTTGCAAGTGTAATGATGCAATTAAGATTAGACGAAACAACACAAGTTGATGAAAGTATGGTTAGGCACATGATACTTAATTCTGTTCGTAATTATGTAATGGAATTTAAAAGTGATTATGTGCAAACTGATGAAGATATTATTCTCGCATGGGATTCAAAACACTACTGGCGTAGAGATTTATTTCCACAATATAAAGCTAGTAGAAAAAAGAATAGAGAAAAATCTAATCTTGATTGGAATAAAATATTTGAAGTTACAAATAAAATACGAGATGAAATAAAAGAAAATTTACCATACAAATCTGTTGAAGTTTATGGTGCAGAGGCTGATGATATTATTGCAGTTATTACACAAAGTTGCTACACTAAAGATGTTATGATTATATCAAGTGATAAAGATTTTATACAGTTACATAAAGAAAATGTAAAGCAATGGAGTCCAGTAACTAAAAAAGAAGTAAATGGACATGATCCAAACACCTATATAAAAGAACACATATTGAAAGGTGATTCTGGTGATGGTGTTCCAAATGTGTTATCACCAGACCATACTTTTACTGATGGGTTAAGGCAAAAACCATTAGGTAAAAAAAGAATAGATAAAATGATAAATGAAAATATTGATGATTGGAATGATGAAGTGAAAAGAAACTATCAAAGAAACTTAAAGCTAATAGACCTTAAAAATATTCCTAACAACATTGAATCAGATATCATTAACGCAATAGAAACTTCATCTTGTGGTGACAGGAGTAAATTGTTAAATTATCTTACAACAAACAAATTAAAAACATTAACTGAAAACATTGGAGATTTTTAAAATGGCAGGCTCAACACTATTATATTCAGAAATCCTTGAGTTAGTTCACAAGGCAAAAACAAAAAAAGAAAAAGTTAGAATACTAAAACAATACAATTCTGACGGACTTCGCATGATAATTAAGTCATCCTTTGACCCAAAAATTAAATGGGTATTCCCAAAAGGAGATGTTCCATATACAAAAAATGATGCACCAGCTGGAACAGAACATACCATATTATCTCAGCAAGTAAAAAAGATTTTTAGATTTATTGAGGGTGGTGATAGAGAAACACCACAGTTCAAAAAAGAACAGATGTTCATTCAAATGTTAGAAGGTTTACATGAGAGTGAGGCAGAGTTACTTGTTAATGCAAAAGATAAAAAATTACACCAAGTTTACAAAGGATTATCTACAAATGTAGTTCAAGAAGCATTTGATTGGGATAATAACTTTATGTTAATTGGTGATAGGTACATGGCAGCTAGCCGTTCTGCAACTGGTACTGTTGATGAATAGGAGATTATAATGGAAAAATATTTACCAGACTTAAAATTTAAAGTTAGAGTAAAAAGTAAAGTTGGTGTTTCTTATGAGTGGGGAGAATACACAACAGATGATTACTTTGGAAAAGGAAAAAGTGTTTTATTTTCTTTGCCTGGTGCATTTACACCTACTTGCACTAATTTTCAGTTGCCAGGATTTGATTTAAAATTTAGTGAATTTCAAAAACATGGAGTTGACAATATTTACTGTATAAGTGTTAATGATAGTTTTGTTATGAACGCATGGAAAAGTGAATTAAAAATTAAAAATGTAGAGATGATACCTGATGGTAATGGAGATTTTACTGAAAAGATGGGTATGTTATGTAATAAAAAACATTTAGGATTTGGACACAGGTCTTGGAGATACGCTTGTGTGATTGAAGATGGTAATGTTATCGCATGGTTTGAAGAAAAAGGCTATAATAATAATGGACTTGATGATGACCCATACGAGGAAACTAAACCAGAAAATGTATTGGAATGGTTGGAGAAAAATTCATCACCAGCTGCATGGCCTTTTCCAACAAGTCCAGTAAGTGACTGATTTTAAAGGAATCTTTTTTTAATAAAACCCTTGACATATTTGTTAAATAGTAATAAAATATACATATGATTAACAAATATGGTAATAAATTATGATTGCAGTACAAAAAGGTAACACAGTTTTAGAGGGTATTAATAACATGATTGATGCTATGAAATCTGACTATAACAATAGTAGTTTTTCAGGCGATAAACAATACGAAATTAAAGTTGGTAAGAAATACATCAAAGTTATATCAGATGGTGGTGTTAATTCTTTTGTAGTTAACACAGACACAGATCCAAAATTTAAGTTAGGTGATGTGTTAATGGCTGCAAGTTGGAACTCTCCAGCAAGAAATTCTGCAAGAGGTAATGTGTTAGAGGGTGGTTTTCCAATTCAGTGGACAGGGCCACTTTACTTAAGATGATATGAATTTAGTATCAGTTGAGGGTAGTTACAAAAGACGGCGTCTTTTAACAGAAGATGTCGTTTTCTTTTGTATTGAAAAACTAATGCCCAAAATGAAAACTCTTGAGATTGATGTAACTCTTAAAAATATAAAAGAAGCAGATGGTTATTGTTACAGCATCACCACAAGAGAGTTTGACCTTGAAATAGATAAAAAACTAAGTGAAGAAATGTTTATCTCAACTATCGCACATGAGATGGTTCATGTATGGCAATACGCAACAAAACAATTAACTCAAAAGTATAATAAAGAGTTTTGGAAAGGTAATGACTATACAGATACACCATACCATGATGTGCCTTGGGAAAAACAAGCATTATTAATGGAAGTAGATTTATTAAAACAATACAAGGAATATAGAAATGAAAAATAAAACATTTGTAATATTAGGATTAGTAAATGTAATTTTAATACTATCCTTTATTGGTTTATTAATTAGTTTTAAAGTAGACAAAGAAAAAGAAGTAATAGAGGCACAGAAAAAAAGAGAGTTATCTCAAGATGAAATTAATGAGGTATTTTGTCTTGCAGAAAATATTTATTTTGAAGCTAGAAATCAGGGAACAGCTGGTTGGTTAGGTGTAACTAATGTCACTATAAACAGAAAAAATGACAGTAGATTTCCTAATACAATTTGTGAAGTTGTCTATCAAGCGTATATGACTGAATCATCTAAAACAAAAGGTAAGGATTTACCACAAGGTAAAAGACAGTATGTTCCAATTTTGAACAAATGTCAATTTAGTTGGTTTTGTGATAACAAGCCAGACGATATAGTGCATAAAGATTTATTTCAAGAAA